ATTAGTGTCCGGGGCAGTGGTCCAAGCACCTGTGTTTTCGTTGGCGATGATGGTCAAGGTCGTTGCATTGTTGGTGCGGATGAAACCTGCTTTCCAGTCCACCCCGTTGGTCAACAGACATAACTTACCCATCCACTGGTCGGTCGCCCAGGCTTTGCCTGAATCAACCACGGTGCTCGTCGTTGCAGATGACACCGTTCCCTGTACGTCTGCAGCAGTAGCCGACCCGAGGATATTAGTTGCCGACCCGCTACCCCACGTCAATGTTGCTGTGAGGTCGGTGCCCAACGTGCCCCCGACAGTGTAAACCAGCGACCGCGAACCAGCATAAATTGAGGACGGGTTATACAACGCGACTCCTGGAATATTGCGGGTCGTCAGGTTGTAATCAGCGCCACCCATCAGGATCTTAGCCTGCAGCAATGCAATTCCTGTCGCCGGAGCCGCCCCTAGTCCATACTCCAGATTGGAATCAAATTTCACGAAATGCAGCCCGAATTTCGATGTAGAAATATCTTTGGTGAGATATGGCGGATAGGTGCCTGCTCCTGCAGTCTTGCTAAAAATATTGTTATACGCCGCCAGGTTGGTGATGTAGGTATTTAAGGATTCACCATCATCCCCAATAGTTAATGACCGTTTGCCTGAATCAAACGTGTTATTTCTGGCAGTCAAGTTATTAATCCAGGCATTTTTGTTATAACCGACTGTCAAACCCCCAGGCATATCATTAAAATAGTCGTCAAAGATGATATTGTTTTCGAGGGTTATGTCAGTGACATAGACAGGAGTGTTAAGCGGTATGACAAAACCGTGATGATAAACTTGCTTGAATTTGTTATTTCTGGCAGTCATATAACTCGCTAGATTACCACAGCGAGTGCCACCACGTATTACATTGTTTTGATAAACATTGACGTTACCAGCAGACCCACCTGTGATAAAACCACGGCCATCAGCGGTACTGCTCGGAGTCTTGTCAAGCACACAATTTTGGTAAGTGGATGCGACAAATGCGTCTGGAATGCTATTGGCTTGCCCCACTATACCAGTATTGCCATCGGCCAGAAAATGACTAAGAGCATATGTCCGTCTGGTTGTCGTAGCGTACTCATTTTGTATAGTATGGAACGTGTTATTCGCCCAATTAATGTAACCAGTCGGCGAGGCATTGGCACCGAAATACAGTAATGCATCCCCGAAACTGCTTATTGTCGAGGTGACCGTGCCCATACATGTGTTACCGGTCAACTGGATGTAGTGATCGGCGTCGCCGGTGGAATTGAATAACTGGACCTGCCGGTTACAGTAGTTGAAAACGCTATTTTTTAGGTAGGATTCCCTTGCAGCGACGTTTGCTCCTGTTTTAGATTTCCATTCCACAGTTGCACGTTGGTATTCCGTGGCGTTGTCAGTGGACCCACCATAGTTAAATGTGACATAATCCATCCGGACCCAGGACTGATTAGAGTCATTGGGGGACTGCGTGAAAAAGCCTTTCTTTGTCAGATACTTATACGAATATTTACCCTTAGTCCCGGTGGTATTCTTGAAATAAATCGTTCCGGTATGGTGGTCAAGGTACCAATCGCCATTACTTGCTAGCTCGTCTACGCTGGATTTCTGCTGGCCTGATGCCAGATAGTCATTGTCGGCAGGCGTCGCAGATAAGGTGAATGAGGTATCCCCAAAACTACCTACTCCCGTCCCTGCAGCATTTGAGACAGGGTAATGCGCCAACTGGTAGGCCCAGATGTTCAGCCGATAGATATAGGAGGTTGCGTTGATTGCAATACCAGTCGTTTTTGTCTCGTCCGTAGCGTCGTTATTCCAGTTTGCGACCCCTGAAATTGTAATTGGAGCCTGAGCGGTACCGATGGCCGAGAAATAGCCGTTGTTGAGGATCCCGGTGATATTCGCCCCGTCGTCGGTACTGATGATGTTGATTGCTGCCCCAGGCTGAAAAGTCACTGCTCCATTGGTGTCAGACTGTATCGCCGGATATGTCCCGTTCACCCCTTTTGCCGTGAGCACACCTGTGTTGGTGACAGTGAACCCAGCAGTACCGCGAACTCGGATCCCAGGCAATGTCCCTGATGCCGCTCCTACTGCTTGCGTGTCGGAAACAGTGAGGGTATATCCTGCCGCAACATCTATCGTGTCGCCGTCCACCGGAACAGCGTTGAGCGCCGCCTGTGTACTGTTGTCATACCACGGCGAAGATGCTGTCCCTGAAGCAACGGCGTAATCCCCCGACCGTTGCACGGTCCAGGAGGCTCCCCAAACCCAGGATGGTAGGCACAGCACCAGGACCAGAATCCAAGATATCAGTTTTTTCATGCCTTTATGCTTTCCCCGGATCTTTCGCCGCGCCGCCGACTGCGCCGAGCATGCCGGCGGCTGCACCCATGATGGCGCCGTTGATCGCGGCTTCTTTTGTTGGCCCCTGCTGTTGGACGGCAATAGCTGCACCGGCGGCAGCTGCGCCTATGATGCCGCCAAGGGTGGTCCAGATGTGCTTAAAAAGCCTGTCTCTCGTTTTCATGTCGTTGCTCCTTTTAAAGTAGTAACGTCCTTTTTATGCGACCCGGCAAAGAGTCGAACAGCCCGGTAGATCAGTACACGCCGCCACCAGGGCACACCCACTGCCGCCATTGCTTCATACAAAACATCGTCGGCCTGTTCTCTGGTCACGTCGGCACAGCCATATAGATAGTCATGCACCACCGCCGGACGCTCCGCCGTATCGCCACACAGCCAGAAGGCAAGCGGCACTCTTGGAACGCTGGCAAAATCGGTTTCAAAACCCACCGGAACGGTGATCGTTCCGAGGATCCCGGACTGAAACACCAATGGACTTTTTAAACGCCAGGTGTCTTCCGTGTCCGAAACCATTTCCACGTCAAGGCTGGTCGTGAACTCGGCGGTCATAAATCACCCCTTTTCGCCGGTGGCTATTTCCCGGCAGATTCTTTCCGCGCGGTCGCCGGTCTGGCGGAACCACTTCGAGGCGCGAAGGTTTGCCGCTACCGATTTCCAGCACGGCGCCTCATAGTCGAAGATCAGCCGCAGCGTGTTGACAAAGCTCCGCATGCCCCCCTTTTTCGGGTTGCGCGTGCTGCCCGCCCCCATGTTGAAGATCATGTTTATGAAGGCCTCGGCGCGGACGTCGTTGAACTTGTGTTCGTGCCCCTTGAAGATTTCGTGGAAATAGCCGATCGCCTCCGAGGTTTTTTCCTCCAGATAGCGCGCGGCCTCCGGCTCGGTAATGGTCGCGTCTTTGTGGGGAGCGCGGCAGCCGTAGCCGTAGCTGTACTGCTTCACGTCCCACTTCGCTTTCGGCGTGAACCCTTCATCAATCTTCAGTTGCGCTATCAGCCTGCCTCGGTCCATTGGTTACCTCGCACATTGAATATCCGCACACCCGGCACACCCAGCAACCGCCGTCCGGCTGCATCAGGCTGTGACACTCCGGGCAATTCATCAGCGGTCGCGGAAGCGGAGCATGAAATCCCGCCCGTCCTGAGTCTGCAGGAACTTGCCGTCGATTTCGATCCAGTAATAGCCGTCCCCCGCCTCCCACAGCTTGCCCTCGTCGAGCACGTACTCGGCCGCCTTGTTCGGGTCGGTAAAGCCCCGAATCCCGCCGCCCGACTGAATGATCTTCCCGTCGAGTTTCCGCCATGAGTTATAAAACCGCTCCTGATTCCACCCTGAAGGCGGCAGAACCTGCTTGCCGTTTACCCTCACAGTCTCGCCCACTACCGAGGCGAAAGCATCATCGTACAGCTTCTTGTCGAAATCATCCGGGGCGATCCCCTTAGCGGCCGCTGCCGAGAGGTAAGCCGAACCGACCGCGCTTTTCAGGGCCGTCTTTGCCTGCGGCAGATGCGACACTGCACTGCCGATCTGCTTTTCGAACCGCGCGGAAAGGGTATCCGTGGCTACCTTGTCGAGCTCGATTCCCTTTTCGCGCAGCAGGCGTTGACCGTTGGCGACGTTATAGGCCGTAACGGTTTTACCCTCGGCGATCAGGCTGACCACCGTTCCGGCTTCCGGATTTCCGGCGGCTGCGAACTGCCGCCCGACTTGTTTGATCGTGTCGCGCCCCATGCCGGGGATGCTCTTCATTTGGGTCAGCATCCGCACCATTCCCTGGGGGGACTGCTCCTTGAAAAGCTCTCCCAACCCATGCGCTTCCTGGTTGGTCAACACCGGCAGAAACGACAGGCCATAAACGGCCTGAACCCGCTTGGCCACTTCGCCACGTACCGCCAGTTGCCTCGGCCAGTCGGCCGCCTGGCGCGGGTCGAGCGGCGGAATGGAGAGCCCCATCCGAGCCGCGCCGTAGGTGAGCGGATCTTCCTTGACCTTCTCCATTTCGTACCCGAAAGAGGTGGTAGCCCTGTGAATCGCCTTGGCCCGGTCAAAGTATGGTGTGCCCTGCATCTGTCGCAGAAGGCGGGCTTCGTCCTTTATCGACAGCGGTGCAAGCCCCTCTTTGGCGTCTTTGTAGATATTGAAAGCGTCACCGGCAGCCTGCCGCCTTGCCGTCTCGGCTTCGCGCGCTTCGCGCTTAGCTTCGGCCTCGGCGCTGCGGATGGCGCTCTGTGCCAGATCCACGTACCGCTCCCGGCTCTTGATGTCCATTTCCGGCATGTACTTGTACTGACCGTCTTCTGACTGCGCGCGGATAGTGTCTCTGAACTGTTTCAGGGCCTTCGTGTTGCCCTTGGTGTTGTTGAGCGCGGTCACTACTTCGTTCTCGATCGCAGTGTCGATGAGCTTCTGCCGGGTCGCCTCGATCTCGTGCGCTGGACGGCCGGAGTCGGCAAAGAAATTTTCGTCCTTGATGATGGTGATCTTTTCCCGCGCCGATTTCGCCGGGTTGTTCATCAGGGCTTCGGCGGCGGCGATATCGTCGGCCCAGGCGGAATCCTGCAACTCTTTTTGCCCGGTTTTAAACATCAGTTCTGCTCCTGCATCGACACGATGCTGCACATCGGGGCCGATGGTGAGCCATTGCTTTTCGTTCAACTTGCCCTGGATGGCGGTCACGTGCTCGGTCGCGCGCTTGCGGAACTCTGTCGGGTAATCCTCGGGAGCTACGTCCGGATCGTCGATCAAGGTCTGGTGGATCTGGTTCAGCTTGTCCTCGAACCCGAAATATTGAGCCTTGGCGGCGGAGTGTTCGCGCAGCTCCTGCATGCGCTTCATTTCCGCTTCTTGCTCGCGCTGCAGGCGCTCGGCCTCCTGTTTGCGCTCCACCGCCTGGCGCAGTTCGTTGCGTCCTTCTTCTTCGAGCAAGTTCGCGCCTACCGCGCCCACCTGAGCGCCGAGCTGCATTCCGGCATGGGCGATAGCTTCTGAGCCTTGCACATCGGGGCGCACCTGCCCTTGCGGCCTGGCGACCCGCTGCCCGAAACCGCCGTCAAAATATGCGTCAGGAATCTTCATCCGGATCGTCCTTTGCCTTTATCCCGTGGTTGGCGGCGCATTTCAGCTCCACGACGCGCAGCCTCCGAAAAAGTTCGCGTTGGTTCCGGTCGGTTTTATTGAGGATAAACACCGCGTACGCGACGACCAGAAGTTCAATGAGTCTCCAGATTTCCGGGGGAATAGTCACCGGTTAACCTCCGCTGAGAAGTGAATATTTCGGCGCCGTGCGCTTATAGATCTTGTCCGTATCGATATTGACCAGGCCTGCCGTGCGGCTTCCTTCAGTCGCCTTGCGGTAGCTGGTTACAGACCCGAGGACACTGGAAGCGCCCCCCAGGGCGGTGGCGATGCCTGATGAAGTTCGAGACCCTGCGTCGATCCTCCCCTGCGCGCGGATCAAACTCGCCCGGTCTTTTCCTTCCTTAATTGCGGCCAGCGCGTCCTGTTCGGATAGCCGGTCGGTTTCCTGCACGATCGTTCCGGCGGTGCCTTCGTCGAGCTTGATGCCGCTTGCTGCCAGAGCCGCGTTCTGGCTGGCTTTCAGCCGGCGCGCCTTCTCGCGGATTTCGTCCGCCTCTTTCTGCGCGTAATCTTCTTCCTTGGTCGCCTGCTGATTGGCCAAGTCCTGCATTTCGTCCGCTGTCTCCATTGATGAATAAGTGGAGTACGCGGTACCACCCGCCGCCACGACCGCACCGGCTATCATTGCCCAACTTGCAGGATCAAGTCCCATCTTCTAAACCTCCATGACCGCGTACGGAATCGGTCCCGCCTCGGTATCGCATGTGCCGAACACCTTGAAACCCATGAGCCGCCAGTATTTTTCCATCTTGGGGGTCCAGCGGTCCGACCCGGTAATGATGAGGGTCATACCCACCTGTTTAAGATCGGACCGAATAGCCGCGTACAGCTTGCGATACTCCGACAGCAGGCTCTTGCTCCACAGGTACACCCGGTTATGAATCAGTACCTTGTCGCCGTGCGGCTCCGCTTCGAGCGTCGCCGCCAGTACGCCGCGCAGATGCGCCGAATATACCCAGCGGTCTTTTCGCTGCTCGCACGTCATCTGCAGGCTCAGATCAGCCATTGATGGAAACCTCCTTGACGATCGCGAGCACCGTAAGCGGAAACGGCTTGTCCTGGATGATCTCCACCTGTGCCGGGTTTACTTCGTTCCATCCGGCATCGACCCAGCCGATGGTGCCGACTATCTTGTCGCCGGAAAACGCCGCAATCGGCTGGTCGAGCAGGTTGTCGCCGAACTCCCGGAAGGGTATTTCCTCGCCGTTGAGCGTGCAGCCCTTGGATTGATATAGCCGGACCAGAATACTGTTGACCGACATCTTTGCGCCCTGGATCGTGCCGGTAGTGGTGGCGATTTCCGGCGGCAGATCCTTGATCCGCGTGATGTAGCGGAGGCCCCCTTCCAGAGCCTTAACCGGAAATTCAAGCTCCACCTGCCCGCCGGAAACCGGCTTATCCAGGAAAGCAAAGCCGTCGCCTACGAGGTCGATGGTCGCCCCTTCGAAATGATCGAAGCCCGCCCAAGTGGTTTTTCCGGCGGCATCGTATCCGACGACCGCGCAATGGGTATTCAGCTCATCGTCCATATGCTCGATGGTGGTCACGGTCTGGCCGTTGATCGTGCGGCGCACGGCAAACCAGACCTGATTCATCCCCTCGGCGTCGGGAATCTCGCACACGCTTCGGTACAGGGTTTGCCCGTCGGTGCCGTGCGAGGCCCAGGCAATCACGTCCTGATCCTGGTCGATGGTAACCGAAACCAGCGCGCCGCTGTCGGTTACGATCCACACCGCCGAAAACGGCTCTGCGGCATAGGCCATTTCCTTGATCCGGCCGCCCGCGCCAAAGAAGTGCTCGGCGAAGATCGCCGCGTCGGGCGCTTTGTACCGGTCGCTGTCCAGCTCGTAGCGGAACACTCGGAACCTGCGGCCGGAAGCCGAGGCGAACATGATCTCGTTACCGACGATGCAGGGCCGCACCATCGAACGGCTGCCGAAGGTGCTCCGTTCTTTGATATCGATGCTGGTGGGGGTGATCCCGGACGATCCACCGACAAGGGTTAGTTCCTTGTCGAAGGAAAAGACGAATACCTTGTCCGACGCGACAAGCTGGTGAATGGTCGAAGACGCGGCCGACGGCGTATAGGCAAACCCGGCGTTATCTTCCGTGCCGTCCGTGAAGTCGAGGATATCCCCAGCCTTTGAGACGAGAATGGTGAGCGGCCAGGTCCGCACCCCGGCCAGGATCATTCTTTGACCGGAAAAAGTAACAGCTCGAGGATAGCCGCGCAGATCGGAAAAGGCTTGCTCCTTCCAATAACGGTCGGGCTCCGTGCCGGTGAGCTGGTTTTCCGTGGTAGCCTTCTCTATCGTCACTCCGCCGGGCAAGGCGCTGTTGGTGGTGGTCAGGGTAGTTTCGATAAAGTCGGCCGTTGCCGTCACGGTAAAATTGAAGGGGACCGCCGGGTCTGGCGCTGCCGGCGGCGTGTATGAAATGGTAACCACGTCCTGAATGGTGCGGATATCGCTATCCGGGGTGAGGGTGGTTACTACCGTCGCGCTGGCGTGCTTGGCGTCGGTCACGGCGGTGATGCGGATCAGCCCGCCGTTGAGCTGGAACGTTACCCCAACATGTCCCGCGACAAACAAATCGGCGCTTGCCGTCACAGTGATATTGCCGCTCGTGGCCGAAGGGGTAAGGGTGATTCCTTTAGTGTCCGGCGGCCGCAGGTACGGGTAAGCGGTAAAGGTAACGTCTGCCAGCGTCCAGGACGTATCGGAGGTACGGACCAGTTGCTGCGGGTGGTGGGCCGGGTGGATCAGGTAGAGCACGTTGTCGGTCTTCTCGTAGGTGATCTCCGGCAGTTGCGCCGTGGTGTAGGGCGTGGCCACTTCCACCGCCGCGCCGCCGTTGACGATCTGTTGTCCCACGGAGCGATACACGCCGGGGCGGACCTGAGTCAGCACCGACTTATGAAACCGCAGCTTCAAATTCGAGAATTCCAGCACGTACCCGGTAAGGACACCGTCCAGGGTAAGCCGGAGCGGCACCATCCGCACGTCATCTGCCGCCGCCGTGGCTACCCGCCGGGTACCCGGCGCCCTGGTTGCACCGCCGGTAACGAGCGGAATCGCATTGCGGCAGGCCTCCAGCCCGTGCTGATAACGCGGGATATCGGTGCGGCCGGTAAGCTTCGGGGAAAGCTCGCCGCCGTTCAGGGCGTTCTGAATAATGCGAACCTTGGCCATTTATCGCCTCACCGTGATCAGGCTCGATTCTTCGAACTCTTCCGCCGGTTCTTCCTGGGCATCGACATTGCGCGCCATTGCCAGCACCTGGGCGAAATCGCTTAGCGCCGTTTCCTTCAGCGTCGTGCTTTGAACTACCGGAAAAGCGAGCTTCCAGCGCAGACTGCACACGAGCGCCGCCACGCACAGGCTGTCGAGCAGGGTCTCGTCCTCCACGCGGCTGACGTACCTCAGGCAGATCGAGCCTTCATTCGCAAGAATCTCCCTTCCTTCGAGGCGGTAGTCAGACGCCGACACTTCGACCACGCGGAGGCAGTCCGACGGCTTCTGAAACCTGAACACATAGCCGAACACGGAAGCACCGGCCAGTGGTGAAAGGCGGACTCTTTTGATCGCGAAATTCCAGGGGTGAGCCCGCAGAACCTCATCCAGCGACGTGCCCCAGAACGTCCGGCACAGCACGCCGGTTTTCGTCTGCTCGCTGAAATGCTGGATCGGAGCGGCGCCAAGCCCGAGTAACGCTTCGTTGCAGATAGAGTTTTTGTCCGGCATGGGTCACATCCCGCACACGCGATGCTCAACGTTCGGCACGATCTGGGTTACCGGTGATTTCTTGCTGTCGTTAATCACCATGACGTTGGCCTGTCCGGCATAGATCGGTTCGGTCTGGGTCGCCTGATTGTTATAGGTAACCAGGCCGTCGGCGGTCGGATAAAAGACGATATCGATCCATCCGGAAATATCGACATCGCCGCCGGTCCCGACCTTGTACACAGTTCCGGCTGCCTTCACGCCTAGGCATTTGGCCGGGTCGGTGGCATGCGCCGGGATTTTGTCCGTTTCCTTTCTCAGCACGTCGGCAGAGGCAACCGCAACGAAAAGAACCAGAATCGATAGAGCTGCGAAAACCTTTTTCATATCGTCTCCAAAAGCCGGGGATTGCTCCCCGGCTTCGTCTGTGCGTAAACGTCCGTCCGTTACTCGATCACGTAAGTGAAAAACCCCTTCAGGGTTGCTCCTACCGGAAGGGTATCGCCGAGACATTTCGCCTGGATACTGACACCTTCTTTCGAGTCGAAAAGAATCGTGGGGTCGGTCCCGAGGGCGTTGGTCCCGGCGCCGCAGATCACCTTGGCGGCGGCGGAAACGTCGGCCCCGTCAAGGATCGCGTCGACCGACGCGGCAACGGCGGTACCGTCGGCCTTGGTGTGGGCGAGGTAGCCGATATCGAGCGTGCGACCTGCTCCGAAGGCGGAGCAGACAAATTCCGACTGTGTTTTAAACACGCGGACTTTGCCCGCCGGCAGCTTGCAGAGGTTGGCGAGGCTGTTGGCGTCACCGGCAGCGGCACCCTGGGTGAACGAGAAATACGCGATGCGTTTCTTGCCCCCTTTGGTGTAGGCCGGGCACTTGACCGGAGGCGCTGCGGTCTCGTTGGCATACTCGGTCGAGTCGGTGGTGGTCACCGCACCGGCCAGCGGATCGTGATAGAACATGCCGCGCGCCGGTTTCAGGGCGGCGAGGGCGAAGGCGAAAAGGGAAAACGATTTCATGGCTGAACTCCTTGCAAAATGGTTAAAGGTCCGAAACCTGGGGAACGGGGGTGGTATTCGGCCCCGTTCCCGGTCACATTCCCGCAGTTAGGTTATTCCTGACACTGAATTTCGATGACGCCGACATCCTGCCCGCGCACCGCGCCGAGGCTCATCATGATGTAAACCTGCCAGGGCTGGCCGCGCTTGTCTTTGCGCTGGCTGACATCGGTCTTGACGTCGGAGCCGATACCGAGTCCCATGGCGGACTTCACATAAATGATGTTCGACCGTACACCGGCCGCCGTTTTCGGCAGCGACTGCACGCGCTTCCAGTTGAGCCCCAGGAAGTAGTTGATCTTGCCGTCCACGAGGGCGCGCACGCTGTTATAGTCGGCGCTGGTCAGGGTGGCGTCGGCAAGGAGCACATTCAGCTGGTTCGCGGTGTGAACGAACGTCCTCTCGTCGCCGTCTTCCGTTCCGGCCTCGGCGGTGTCCAGAATCTCGATCCCGGAGCGGATTTTCGTCAGGCTGATATTGGTACCGCCGTGAACAATCTTCTGCGCTGTAGGTAGAGCTACGAAAGATGTAGCAATAGTGCTTCCGTAGCCGGTCGTCTGGCGGGCGCTGCCGAGCGCCGCGTCGATGATGGTCTTGTCTTTGCGCCGGTTGGCAGCAGCAAGACCGGCCTGCACATACTTGTTGGTCGGGTCTTCGAGGACTTTCAGCTTGTCGAAGCTGTCGACATAATCGGACCAGTCGAAATCGGCGAGGTCGATCCAGCGGCGACCGGCTTCGAGGTTCTTGTGCTTGATGTCCTCGTTCTTGGTCTCCACCGGGTCCATGTCGGCCTGCCCGAGGGTGTCGAAGCTTTTCGAATAGCCGACAATGCCGGAATCGACGATAACGGTGCCTTCCAGCCGAGACTGCTTCTGCTGGAAGACGGCCTTCATGTCGTCGTCGAACTTGTTCACGTAGTGGTTGACGGTGTTGTCGTCCCCGGCGGCCGGATCGAGGTAATACAGACGCGAAGGAAAAGCCCTGGCGAACAGGCCAAAAACCATGAGCACCAGACTGAAAAATGCGGATTGAATCGTTTTCATGACGGACTCCTTGAAATGGTTGTCAAAATGGGTTGCAAAATATTCCGAAAATTATTCCAGGTTGTCCGCAGTCCGCGGGCCTGTCGCGTGCCCTGTCTCAGGTTGTCCACTCGGGCGGGTGGGCCTGCATGTGTTACAGTTTGGGGCGCTTTCGCGTTATCCCGTTGGTTACACCCTGGACTTTGCCCCTTTTGCATAAAGCGCATTCACCTTGCGGAGAATGTCCCCATGCTCCGGGTGGGTGGCGTCCATGTAGGCCGGGTGAGCCCGCAGCGTCTCCAGCGTTTCGCCGCCGGCGTTTTCGAGATCGTTCGGAAGATCCCCTTCCCGGTGCAGATCGGCGCCGACCGCCGAGGCGAACCGAATGAAAAGAGGATCGTTCCTGAGTTTGGAATTTTGTATTTCCTGCCGTAGCTCCGGGGTCCCGTAAGCGGCAACGGCGGAGGTGGCCAGGTTCAGGTTCTTCTCGTACTCTTCGCCCCATTCCTGCTTCAGAGTGGCTATACCGGCTTCGTGGGCGGCTTTGTCCTGCGCGAGCCCGGCGGAAAGCGTCTCGCCAAACAGGTTCATTACCCCCTGTAGCTGGGCGTTGGTCAGTTTGAG